CGCAAAGCAAGATAAAAGCTATGAGGGTATTTATGGGAAAAAATGGCTCCATTATTCAGATATCCCCATTAACCATAGCATTAAAAATATATAACAGATTGGTTCCATTAATTTAATATTAACTTTTTAATAGCTGTCGAGCCATCAATGTTTGTTTCTAACTCTGCTTGAGATTTAATACATTTGTATTGAACATTAGGTGTAAACTGTCTCTCCGCGATCCTCTTATGGCGGAGGCATTGAGCCATACCCTCTGGCTGGATACGATGCTCCTTAATTTCTGGCCCTATGAACATGAGGAGGGCCACCACTTCAGCGATCATCTTACAACAACTCCTTTGTTTGGTCCGTGTTTAATTCTATACTTGTGCGTACCTGTGCCATTGATCTCTACTTCTTGTTTGAGATGTTTAACATAACTCATTTGTTTTGCTTTTTTCTCTTGATCAGCAATATAATTAATGATTTTTCGTGCCATTCGATCCATTGTAATACATATCCCTATTTTTATCTTTTAATTCCTCAATATCTTCTAAGACTTTTGTCATCTGTCCTTGTAAAAACTCGATGTTTATTCTGTTGTTCATCATGGACTCAATGTGTTTGTTAATCTTATCAGTGGTTTTATAAAGATCCTCCAACATCATGTATTGCTCGCTATCTGCGGGCAAAGATCCCATTTCGCCACGAGGCCATTTTATTCTAAACTCCGTGTTCTCTTCAAGATCTTTTTCCATGATCTTAATTTTAGTGTCAGCAATGTTAAGGCGCTCTACAATTTGGAAATAGCCCATTGTGCCCAAAGCCACAATGACGATCAAACTGATTACCGTCTTCATTGGCATCTGCACAGCTTGTTCCTCTCCGATTTTTAGCGCCATAAACTACCTGTTGAATCTTGACACGATCCAGTTCCAGACAGCTTTCATTTTGTCCCAAACTTTGCAACAAATGTTTTTACATTTTTCAATCATGTTTCTTCTCCTCAATTTCGTAAAAGAAGTTATCCGTATCTTCGGTCTTCCATTTACTTGTATTTTCTACGTTCCATTCAGATGTCTGCACTTTCCAATCTGGGATATTATCTTTCACTGTGAATGATGGTATGTCCCAAATACATCTATTGTTTGGTTGTGCTGCATAGTTCCCGTCATCGAGAGCTATGATGTGAGCGCATTTATGCTCGTGCGGTATCTCTGAGTGATCCGTGTCTAGGATATTAGGCTCTGGGTGAGCAAAGTCAACAGTAAATAAATACTTGCCAGGGTGCCATTTCTTATCTTTTCCTATGTATTTACCAGCTTGTGCTTCTAGAATATCCCAAGAATGAACAGAAGGATAATAACTGAAACAATTCCAAAGCTGAAGCTCGTCCAATCTACGCCTAGGTACATCGGTAGGTTTAAAACCGCGTTGTATAAACGCTGTAATTGGGAGCCTATAAAAGATCGCACCGTTTTCCATAATTGCATGGAACAAAAGCGATTTACCAGTGATTGAACTAATGCCGAAAATAATACAGTCTTCAACTTCGCCATGATGACTTTTAAGATCATATAAATATTCTCTCCTTATTTGAGCATATTCTACAGGAATGTTTGCGTTTAAGTAAGCCATAATTATCCATATATATCACCCCAAGTTTTGCCTGATTCATAATCAACTTTATTGGGAACTTCTAGCGTAACAGCATTCTCCATAATTTCAATTATTTTATTTGCCGCGTTATCAGACTCAACTGAGATATCTAACTCGTCGTGTATTTGTATGTGTGGTATTACACCTTCATTGTATAAATCTACCATAGCCTTTTTTGTCATGTCCGCAGCAGATCCTTGTATTAATTTATTTAAAGCTTTGTACGTAAAAGCTCTTCTAATTCTACCCCTACCATAAGTTCTTTCAGCCTCTTCATACTCCATGGGTTTGTGCATACCAAATTGATTTGGTTCCCATTTATTAAATCTACATCTACGCCCTAACAATGTGCCTATAGAGCCAGACGTCTGAGCTGTCTTTGATGTGTAATTCATTAAATCTCTCACAAAAGGTACGTTGTGATGATATTGATTAAACAAATCTTCCGCTTCTGCTTTTGTGTTTAAACCAAGTTCTGCTTGTAATTTGTTTTTACCCATACCATAGAAAAGACCCAAATTGATCGTTTTCGCTTGTGTCCTAGATATATTTGCCATGTCTGCTACTGTTTGATGGAAGTCTACACTATTATCTTTAAATTTATCTACAATATTAGAAACAGAATTATCAAAACAGATCGGCTCTGTTGTTGCTGCATAATGCACAACTAGTCTTGGTTCTTGTTGTGAATAATCAAAACATCCCCATTTGTGATTCTTCTCTGGTAAAAACAAAGATCTAATCATAGGACCTAAATCTTTATTTCTTGCAGGTATTTGTTGTAAGTTAGGATTAGAATAACTAAACCTACCAGTAACTGTTCCGCCTTGATCAGACCTTATTGGGTTAATATCTGCATGTATTCTCCCTCTATATTGATGTTTTAATATAGTATCTATGAAAGTTGTGTGTGCCTTGTTTATCTCTCTGGCTTTTGCTATATTCTTAACCATCGGATGTTGATGAGTTGAAAGGAAATTTTTTGTAAATGAAGGTGAGTTTGTTTTCTCGGTTCTGGCGTAGGATAAGGAAAGTTTATCAAATACTTTGGCGATCGATCGTGCTGCCCATATTTGAACATCTATTCCTGTTTCTTTTTTTACTGACAATAGGAGTTCTTCTTCCTTTTGTGATAACTCTTTCTTCAATCTATGAGCATGTTCGACATCGACGGACACCCCTCTAAACTTCATTTCAATTAAACAAGGAAACAATTGTGTTTCTAAATCAAATATGTTTGTAAGATTTTGTTTTGATATTTCTCTAGATAATACTTTAAATAATTCTAATGTAAGTCTTGCATCTTGCTCTGCATAATTTCCAACATACATTGCAGGTAATTTATATAATTCTTTTTTAGGATCTATGCCCCATGACTCTGCAGCTTCTTTTAAAGCTTTTTCATCTTTTACTTCACCAAGATAATCAAATGAAATACTATTAAGTGTGTACCATAATCTGTTTTCATCAATCAATGATGCCATAACCATGGTATCCATAATGTGCCCATTGATAGGTATGCCATATGCTTTTATCCAACACACATCATACATGGCATTGTGAAATATTTTTACAGCATCTGTTGCACAAACTTTTTTAAACCATTCTAAAACAATTCTTCTATCCATATTACCACCACCTTCATGTGCGATAGGATAATAACCTGACCATCCATCAACTGCCACAGCGATACCTACAATTTCTCCATGGCCTTGTATGGCTCCAGATCCTTTTGATTTAAGATCAGGATCTTTTGTTTCTAAGTCAATTGCAATATATTTTGCGTCAGATAGATTTGGAAAATCCTCTGGGCAATCCCATTCTGTTTGAGCTGTAAACATTATTTTTTCTCCATTATATTTTTTTTAAATGTATTATAAAAAATGAGTCATACCGCGTATATGCATCAAATTTTTTGTGACATAAACTTACTAACCAATTTTTAATTTCTTCATTGTTAATATTTTTACTAAAATTTTCTATGTTATGTTTGCATGCAAAAGCAACGTTAGGTGTAACATCAAAAACATTAACAATTTTAAAAAATTTTTTAAAACTATTATCTGACAAAATATCATCTAAATTTATGTCAGCCATTAATAGATATCCATTATTTTTTAAAACTCTTGCAGCCTCTTTAAAAAAATTTCTTTTGTTTTCATAACAATGAAATGACTCTACGTTTGTAATTAAGTCAAAAGATTTATTCTTATATTTTAATTTTTCAGAACTACAAATTTCAAAACTAGTATCTTTATAATTTTCTCTACAATATTTTATTGCCGTGCTATTAATATCACACCCATAAACTTTTTTTAATTTTAAATATTCTTTTAATATGTTTAATCCTCCTCCTCTTCCGCAACCTATGTCTAGTAAAATTAAACCTTTTGTTTTTATGTTCTCTAACAACTTTAAATACAACGTCGCTTCATATTTAAACAACAAATCTTTTTGTTTGAGTGTTTTGTCACTAGGGAAAAACCCATGATTCATAAACTCAATTTTATTATACGTATTAAAAAATTTATTTATTTCGTCATATGTCTGTATATCAGATGGCATTATTTCTTTTTAGTATCTTTTAACTTAAGTATCTCTAATTCACAATAGTGAATTATCTTTTCTAAATCTTCTATCTTATTTTTTGATAAGTATCTACAAACATATTTCACAACACATCCTTGAAAGAATGAGAGATTATTTTTTGAAATAAACTCATACGGCTGTATGTGAAAATTTTTATAGTGACTCCCACCTACCTGCCTTGATTGTGGAAATGCCCTTTCTAGATCGTCTTTATTTGTCATATTAATGGTCCTCCTATGTTATATTGATATTCATAATCTTGATTGGTTATGAATAATTTTTCTTTCGCTCTTGTTACACCTACAAAGAAAGTTCTGTGTTCTGGGTCTGGATCATTTTGCGCTGATTCGTAAATGATTCTTTCTAAATCTGTAAACAAAACAACGTTATCACACTCCTCACCTTTTACACCATGTATTGTAGATAATTTTATCCTAGCTGGCTTCATTAAATCATCACCGTTCTTTAGAAGCATTCTAATGTAGTCTTTACTTGCCTCTGGAATATTTAATGTTTCCCAGCTCCCCGCTGCTCGAAGCCCGTGGTGTTCTCTTAGTCCCTCAATATTAATTGAGTCAATAGTTTCTAGCGTCTTGCCGCCTGCGTATCCTCTTATCAAATGTCCTTGTTTAACCGTTAAGTAATCCCATAAATCTTTTACCTCGTCTTTACTAACAAATGCACCTTGGTTTAATCTTATCCAAGTTCTATATGCGGTTAATAATTTATTGGGCAATAGTTCTTGAGCTTTAGAATCAAATCTTAAATTTAAATCGTACAAATGTTCTCTTAATCTTTCCATCATTTTATTTGTTCTAGTTAATATCATCCAATTTTCTTTTGATAAATCTAGCGAAAAGAAATCTATGTTATATATAACTTTGCCCTCAGCATCTCTTGGTTCCCATCTCTTTTTAAGTCGAGTGGACATGTGAGGAAAAATAGATTCTGCTAACTTATGTATTTTACGAGGAACTCTTTTAGACTGTATCTGTGGATCCAAACTACCTACTAAATCTATAAATATCTTTGGATCTGCGCCTTGAAAAGTATAAATGGTTTGATCATCGTCCCCTGCAATGTATGAACGAGTACACTTACTTTCTATGTAAAAGAACATGTCCCACTGTAGAGGACTCAGATCTTGGGCTTCATCGAGGAAGACGGCGTGTAGTGGTGGACACTTGTCCTCCTCGACAAACTTGGAAATCATATCAGAATATTCAAACATACCTGTAGAATCTTTGTATGATTGTAAGTCCGAGTAGATTTGTTCGGTTAGCCAGATATCTGTGCTGTAGTGTAAATTAAGTTCTACAGCAGCGTCAGCTAAAGACAGCTTTTTATTTCTGGCGTATTCTATAATTTTCATGTGAGAGTTTTTATACTGTGGGTAACCTGATTCGTTAATATAACTTTCAAAAGATAGATCGCTACATATGTTAGAAAAATTTTTAAAACCTTTCCATTTTTCTCCTTTTAATAAGTAAGAAGAAGTATTTAATTGCAATTCTCTACTACCAAGAGCATGCATTGTGCTTACACGAACTTTATCATTAGTAATTCTTTTTCTAGCTTCTTTAACTGCAGCATTACTAAATGCAAGATAAGCTATCTTATCTGGCTCTGTTGTTTGTAATTCTTTATCAAGGTAATTCATTAATGTATGTGTCTTACCCGTGCCTGGTGGACCAGGGATAATTATTCTAAGCAAAAGGTGGCTCCTTCATTTTTGTCTTTCTCACAATTGGTTTATTAACTTCTTGTTGTTTTATAGCAATATATCTCACACTCTTGTTGTTTATTTTACCTGGTATCTCTTCTGCTCCAAACAAAGTTTCTAACATTCTAGCAGTTTTAGCTTTTGTATATTTTTTTGTGTCCCAAAGTTTTGTTCTTAATATATATTTCCAAAAATCTTTGTATTTAAAATAACTTACTTCATCTTCTGTAAAAGATAGTCCACGTAGTATATCTCCCCAGTCTTTTCCAGGTATCTTTGTTGTATAATCAACCAGTAATTCTTTTAGCTGCACATCTACTTTTGTGGATTCTGGGGCTTCTATTGGTATTGTATCTTTTAATAATTTGTTGATTGCCTTTCTCCAAATTAATTTACCGACTGGTGGCATGGCTTGATTAATTTGTTCTAAACATTTGAGAGAAAATCTATCCGGCTCATGTAAGTCTTGTGATTCTACTTCTACTTGTTCATCACCTATCGTTACATAATACAAAGGTGGGTCTGAGTCATACTTTTGTATTTCTTTTATCTCTGTTTCAGGAACGCCATCACCTACACCATATTCTTGCATGACACATTTTTTAGAATTACAATAAGATGCAATGGGTTCATCTTTACATTTATAATTGTACTCTTTGCCATCAATAGATTTAATTAATGTATCTACTTCTTTTTTATCTAATGGTGGTTCACAATATGCATCATTATATTTGAAAAGCTCTCGATCCCATGTATCAGGAAATCTTTTTTTACAATACACACCAAAATTATAAAGTGCATTATTTCTTTGACCGTTTGGTATTCCTTGTTTTGCAATTGTAACCAAACATGGTGGCGCACCTTTGAGTAGATTGTCAACTACTTTTTCTTCTTGAAAAGATAATTTAGACAATTGATCTTCTGTTAGTTTTACTTTATTATGCGCTTCAAAAAATTGATATATATCCATCGCTGAACCATCATCTTTAATTCCATATCTCACAGACAATAAGGCATTGTGATAAGGTAAATTTAAAAAACTACCTGTGCCACCCTTATTCATATCTACTTTATTTTGTTTAGGAAATATCTCTGCGTTTGCATAACCTAATTTAGCAGCCATATCTTTTAACTTACTTCTGAATAATGCTGCAGGCACAAACTTATCTGTAAATAAAAAGACGTGTGCACCACCTGATTTAGATCTACATACTAGTAATGGAAATTTATATTGTCTTATTTTTTTAATTAATTCTTTGTGATCAAAGCCATTGTATACATCAATATCTATACACGACCATTTACATTTATTTTCTTCATTTATGGGAATAATACCAAGAGCAGGATCTTTACCTTTCAAATGATCAAAGAACATTTGTTTAGTTGGTTTTTGTTTTATTATAAAAGATTTTGTTTTGTGCTTTCCTCTTTCATCAAACTCATCTGTCTTTCTAGTTTGACCGTATGCACTATATGAACCCTCAAATATATTTATAAATTTATCTACGTCTGACATCACCACTTTGTGTTTCGGGGGGTGTGGAGTTATGGATCACAACCCCCAAAATCATTTATGCTTTATTCTTGATGCCTTCGTAGAACTTCTTCGCTCGTTCGTACATGTTGACATCTTCTAGCATTCCAACTTTTTCAACGTTGTAGCCATACCATTGATTACCTTTACCTGTATTTAATACAGAAGATAATTTGTATATGTGGCTAAACGATGGTGGTGTATAAGGACCATTCTTACCATCTAAACTAATAGACTTCATCATGGAGTTCCATTTTCTGCTAATCTTACCTTGAGATGAACTCATAGATATCATTGCAGTTTCAGAACCTCTGTCACCTATAATAATTACAAAGTGCTGACCAACAGTTAAGATATAATTACCATTCTGTAATCTATCTTTACCATCTGGTCCCTTTGTAGTTTTATCTAAAATATCCGAAGTATCTGGATAGATCATTTCAGGTCTACCTGAACCTGTTCCATAATCTGCCCATTCTTGGTATTCTAATTTATAATGACATGGAATAACCTGTATCCCTTTATCACCATCATATAACTGTTTCGTAACAGTGTTTAAAAACATACCAGGTTCTGCACCTTCGACATAATTTTGATTACGTTTCTGTGCCTCTGCTGATCCGTTCTGTAGAAGTTTTAAGATAGGTGGAGCCAGACTTTCTGTCTTCACATTCTCAAAACCCATTTGTGCATCTGCTTCAAATAATGAAGCTGACGGAAGATTGCTCTTCTTATTTGCTACTTGTTTCGCGTCACTCATTTCTAGTTTCTCCTTGTTATTTTTGTTTGGTTACCCTCAAACGGTTTAAAAAGCTCAGTC